TATTATTGGCTTGCGCCATATCTTTTTAAGTATATGCAAATATACCACTTATTTTTGATATAGAGCACTGTTTTGAGAACTTTTT